AGAGAAGTTTATTGCCAAGACACAGCTAAGTTCGGCTGTATTAGACGACAACCTAAGACCTGCTCTGGCGACTGCTGTTCGAGCAACTGGATCACTGTCTAAAGGTCAAGACTTACTAAATACTGCTCTGGATGTTTCTGCCGGCACAGGTAAAGATTTAGGCACAGTTACTAACGCTATTGCTAAGGCTTACAACGGAAACACTGCATCACTAAAGAAGTTACTGCCTAGCATCAAAACTGGTGGCGACTTTATGGCTCAGTTGAATGAACAGTTCAAGGGTGCTGCTAAAACTGCTGCTGATGCTGACCCTTACCAAAGGTTCCAAGTTGTGCTGGCTGACATTCAGGAAACTATTGGTCAAGCTCTTTTACCTGCGTTGGATGAGTTCAGCACTTATCTAACTTCGACTGAGGGTCAAAAGAATGTAAAGCAAATCGTTGGTTTGTTTGTTCAGGCTGGTAAGGCAGTGTCAGAACTAACCAAGTTTGTTGTAAAAAACATTGGCGTTATCAAGGCTCTTGCAGCTGCACTTATTACGGTCAAGGTTGGCTGGACTCTAATTACTGTGGCTGTAAAGGCTTACGAGTTTGCCACCAAACTTGCCACCATCTCAACTAAGGCTTTGAGGGTTGCTTTGATAACTACCGGTGTTGGTGCTCTAGTGGTTGCTCTAGGATTTTTGATTGCAGCGTTCACTGAAACTGGTGAGGCATCTGTCAAAGCTCGTAACGCTGTTACTGCTGATGATCTACAAAATGGCGAAACATTCTGGGCATACCAGGCACGTAAGGCACGCGAGGCATGGGGTAAATCTTATGAGGCTAAGGCATCTGCCGAATCTAAAAAGAGCATCAAGAATCTGGCTAAAAACATTGGCAAGGGTTTATCTGAGGGTGCTAAAGAAATTGCTAAGACTGGCGAGAAGTTCAGAGATTCTATTGGTTTAGCGTTTGGAACTTTTGGTAAAGACGAGAACAGCGTGTTCAATGTGGATGTTGTTATCAACAAACTAAAGCGTGTAGTAAACGCTGCTAAGGGTTTCAAAGATAATCTGGCTAAATTGACCAAGGCTGGTGCTGGTGCTGATGTGGTTGAGGAGCTTATCGGTATGGGTCCTGCTCAGGGAAACATTGTTGCTAAGGGTCTTTTACAGTCAGGTAAGTTGTCTCAGTATCTTGGACTTCGTGGATCACTTCAAACCACAGGGCAAAGCGTTCAAACCCTAGCCAATAACACTGGCGAAAAGACTTACAGCATAAACATCAACAAAGCCAACGTCTCAGCTGAGGACATTATCAAGGCTATTAGAGGTTTCGAAAAGAAATCTGGCAGAAAGTATTTTGCTAACTAATGCCATTCGATATCAAAACTGACCTGCGTATTCAATACGAGAAACCATCTGGAACTTGGAATAGCATCCAAGCCGATTCGTTTGAACTAGAGATAGATCGTGGCGTTGATGTTGAACAGAATACTTTTGCTAAACCTAGCGTGGGTATTGCCTCTATCAAAATGATGAAAAAAGATTTGTCAGACTTCCTAAATGGTCCAGATTATGCAAGCAATCAAAAGATTCGTATTGAGTATTCAAATGGTGGTGTTTGGGATGCACTGTTTACAGGTTTTATTCAAAACATTGAAATGGCTTACATTGTTGAGGCTCAAAAGTTACAGGTAACTATTACTGCAAATGACATGGGTCGCCTAGCTCTAAATACACAGATTGGCACATTCAACATCACAGGCACTAGTGCCAGGTCTTTCAACAATGTTATGGGTCAGTTGGCTACTGCTATTACTGCTGTTGATTCACGCTATTCTCAGGCTCAAGTTCTCTCAGGTGGCTCTAGTACTTATCAGTATGCGAACACTTACCTAGATGTTCCTAGTGGTGAACTTTACAATCAGTTCCTCGATGCTGAATTGGGTTGGCTATGGGCAAGCAAGAACAGTGGTATGAGATGGCTCAATAGGGCAGATGTAAATACTGTTCAAGGCTATTCATGGGACACTAACGACATTATTGTTAGCAACGTTCATAGTTCATCTAATCTGCATGTCTGCATGGATCACTTAGAACTCAGTTACTTGTCTGACGGTATCGCTAACCAAGTCCGTGTCACTAACCAAGTAACAGGCACTGCAACTACTTCTACTAATAGTTCATCGGTTACTGCTTATGGTCGTCAGCTTGCAGACTTTACAGTCAATTTTGACCCGGCATCTCCATCATCAACTTATGCTCAGTGGGCATCAGCTGTGGCTACTGCTGCTAACCCTAAATCCATCAGGATGGTGAGTGTTCCAGCGATTAGGCGTATCGGTACACCTAGTGCAATTTTGTCTGAGGACATTGGGGATGCTTTACAAATTGAGTTCGCTAGTGCAGGTTTACCGACATTACAGGAACGCTACATGATTACTAGAATCAACCACGTAATTGACGCTGACCATTGGGAAGTAAACATAAGTTTGTGGAGGGGTATCTAATGTCTGTGGAAACTTGGCTTTACATAACTACTGGAATACTTGGTGGCACAGGTATAAGCAGTCTTTTCAAGTATCTGACTAATAGGCGTTTTCAGTCAATTAGCCTGGAGGAACGTCTGCGAGCTGAGATGTATAAAAACAATCAGGAACTTAGAGATGAAATCGCCACGCTAAAGAATGAACTTGACCAATGGCGTGATAAATACTTGAATCTACATAAGGAATACACCAAACTAAAGTCGATGTTCGACAAGATAGTAAAGGAATAAAAGATGGCTAAAGAACCAGTTTTGGCACCTAAAGTAACTACCTCTTGGGGCATAGATCACTATGCTGCGCTTGAGGCTGAAAAGTCTGCTCCAGTAGTAGAGGCTCCAGTTGTCGAGGAATCTGTAAGTGAGTGAAACCTACACCGTTACTGATGGCAGGTTCGACCTTGAGATTTTGGCTGGATCTACTTTTCCTAGTGTTGCTGGTGACTGTTCCTTTTACCCTACTGATGCTGACGGTGTTGCTTTTTCCCTAACAGGTTTTACAGCTAAGTTGCAGGTTAGAGAGAATCCATCGACTGCTGCAATCATCGACATTGTGCCAACTGTAAACACTAGCGATAACAGCGTGAACTTTAGTTTGACACCTACACAGACTTCGTTGCTGACTAAGACTGATTATGTTTGGGCTTTGGAATTGACTCAGACTTCAACCAGTAAAGTTTTGACATTGGCTAGAGGACAAGTCCTCGTTACTCCAGAGATTGTTAAATGATTGTAAAGATTGTTGTCCCAGATTCTATTTATGCTCAGGTTTATTTTGCGCGTGGAGCTCAGGGTCCTCAGGGTGCAACAGGTCCACAGGGTCCTCAAGGGTCTCAGGGTCCGACCGGTCTAACAGGTCCAGCTGGAACTAATGGGACTAATGGGACTAATGGGGTTGGCTATACAGGTGTAACTTCTGCCACCATGATCACTATTGGTGCTGGGCTAAAGACTTTTACTGTAACTAATGTTGGGGCTTTTATACCTGGCATGCGTATCCGTGCAGTACACAATGCGACTCCAGCAACTTTTGTTGAGGGTCCAGCGAACGTTGCATCAGGCACAACAATTATTATTACTGTCGATAAGTTCAATGGTTCTGGTTCACATGATGGCTGGGTTTTCGCTAGTGCAGGTGAAGTAGGTCAGACAGGTGCCACAGGTGCCACAGGAGCCACAGGAGCCACAGGTCCAACAGGTGTAGTCACAGCTACTGCTCCAGTCACCTACAACTCAGGGACACAAACCGTTGGTTTAGATCTAACAGACATCGCACCTAAAGCATCACCTACTTTTACAGGAACCGTAACGCTACCGTTTACAAGCTCAGGTTTACTGGTCTCAGGTGGCACTGGTGCTGTAACTAAAACTGATGCTGCTCCAGGTCTAGGCTATTTTGCTAGTACAGGTACAGGCACGGCAGGTTATGTATGGAATCTACTGAGCAACTTCGCTAGACGAGACCAAGCTAACGCTTTTACTGTCGGTGGACATAGCATCACATCTGAGGCAGCAGGTGTAGTTCCTTTAGTTCTAAAAAACGCAAATCTCAGTTCAGCAAACCTTTTAGAATTACAGCGATTTGATGGAGCTGCTTTATTTAGAGTCCGTAGCAGTGGTAACTTTGGTTCTGGTTCTTTGCTTACAGGTACCAACGCTTATGTAAATAATGATGTTGTTGGTGCATCAACTATTGGCATGATTATTCGTGGTGCTGCGAGTCAATCGGCTAACTTGCTAGAACTACAAACCAGTGCAGCAAGTATCGTATCAAGATTTGACAGTAACGCTAACTTGTTTAACTCCAACAGAGTTTTCATTGGAACACAGTCATATACAAGCAACACTTTGCTAGTTCAGGCTGTTGGTGGAACTACTGAAACCACTGCAGTCATTAGGGCTAATACAGGTATGACTGGCAACTTGCAGGAATGGCAAACTAGTGCTGGTGGAGTTTCTGCTAAGTTTGACGCTTTTGGCTATTTCACTGCTAATAGTGGTTATGTATTGGCATCTTCAGGCGGGTCATTAGAAAGGGCTTTTGGTGGTGCATTTGTGGGTCTTGCTAAAGCAACTTCTGCTCCAACTAATCCTGGTGCTAACATTGGCAGGCTTTATTTCCGTGATGGCACTACTGCTGGTACTTTAAAACTTGTTGTCCGTGCAGGTGCAGCAGGAGCCGAAACCACTATCCTAGACAACATCCCTCAATAAGAAAGAAACCACATGTTCAACGTATCTCCAGAAGTAAAAGCACAGTTACTAGCAGACCGCATTCAAGCTCTAAACCTTGAGGGCTACCAGAATGAACTAAACCTAAAGTCTGCTGAGGCATTGGGTAATCAGGAAGTTATAGATCAGGCGACAGCCAACATCGCTGTAATCGAATCTGCTATCCAGGTGCATGAGGCTGAGTTAGCCAACATCTAATGACAACCCTTATCCATCCGTTATCACCTGCGCATCTAAACGATTTGTTTGGAACACACAGTGAACAGCGTAAGGCTATGGGTCTTGGACCTCACAGAGGTATCGACTATACAGTCCCTAGGGGAACACCTCTAAAGGCTGTTGGCAGAGGAACTATCGTTAGGGTTTACGAATCTAAGATTCTGGGTCATGTTGTCGAACTTCGCACTTATGTCACAGCTGAGCAAATCCGAATCTTTGCATACTGTCACCTAGATAAAGCAGAAGTCAAAGCAGGGCAACAGGTCAAGCAAGGCGACATTATCGGGCATTCAGGTAACACTGGAGCATCCTCTGGACCTCACCTACATTTCATGTGTGGTAAATCAGAAAATCTCGCAACCATGCCGGTAGAGGACCCTCTACAATGGCTACCAAAAATAGGAAAGAAATAAATGAAAGACATCGCACTCTCTTACCTCCGTTCACTATTGGCTACAACCCTTACAGCCGTATTTGCTATCGGTAAATTGCCTACATCATTCGATTCAGGTGATTGGACTATCGTGGCTAACACTGTATGGATCTCATTCGTGCCAGTAATCATCAGACTGCTAAACCCTAAAGACACACTAGGAACATCACAAAAGTCTGAATAGTTCACTATGCTAAAAGCATGACTATTGACCACCAAATAGAGAAGCTTGGCCATGGGAAATTATTGGGCTACTTCGCACACGATTCAGATGAATGGCATGAGGCTCGTAAGGGTGTTGCTGGTTCATTAGTTGGGTCTCTTATGGGACACAATCCTTGGCGTTCTGCCTACACTGCCTATTACGAGTACCTGGGCGAATTGCCTCGAGACTCTAACGGTCCATCTATGGCTATGAAACTGGGCACAGTTTTTGAGCAGCCTATCCAAGACCTCTGGGTCTCTGAGAACAGTGAATGGCTTACAGCTCATAAC